ACGAAAATTTAAAAAACTTAAAAGATATAAACATAGTTGATTATTACTATGATAATATTAAAAAAATAGAATATAATGCAAATCATGCGTATTATTACTTTTATGAATATAATTTTACCGAAGAATTGTATTTAAAAATAAAAGAAATATTATAATTATTTGTTAGTTTGAATATATTTCTGTATATTTGAATAATAAACATTTACATATGATAAAATTAGTAACAGACACATCGGTATTAAGAAAAGCAATACCTACTACAAAATTTACAAAAGAAGAACAAGATTTAGCTACAGCTGCATTATTAACAGCTGTTACTCAACATAAAGGATTGGGTATGAGTGCAAATCAAATTGGTTTAAATAAAAGAATTTGTGTAATTAATGTTAAAGATGAACCTTTAGTATTAGTTAATCCTGAAATAGTTGATGAAGGACAAGATAAATTAATTTATTTTGAAGGATGTTTATCTTTACCTAAAACAATGAAAAAACCTATTAAGACAGTTCGTTCATATAAAGTTAAAGTTAAAGCAGATAACTTTCCTGATGTATTGGAATTTGGTACTGAACAACGAAATCACGAAGATATTAATGCATTATTTGGTGATGTAGATTTATTAGAATCAGTTTGTATTCAACATGAAATTGATCATTTAAATGGATTAACAATTAGAGATAGACAATATACAGAAACCATTAGATTAACAGCATTTGCTAAATTAGGAAGAAACGAAAAACTTTTATTAAAAAAAGATGATAAAACATTATCAGTTAAGAAAAAGAATTTATCAACGTATTTAGAACAAGGATGGGAGGTAGCTTAATTATGGAATATGTAATAATAATATTGGTATTATTAATAACTGCATTAGGATATGCATGTTGGAATCTTTTAAGAAAGTTAGAAGTTTTAGAAAATATTGTAGAAGAAAATACTCAAACATATATTGAGATATTAAATGCAATGAAAGAGATTGATTCAACAGGTGCATTTGAAAGTGATGATGAAGTTGGTTCTACATTTCAGGATTTAAAAAATTTAATTGAAAGAAATAAAAATGTATTAAACGGAAAAATATAATGGGAAGAAAGAAAAAAGATACCAGATACTTTACCGAAGAAACTGAAGCTGCTATAATAGCATTTAATAAATCAACCGATCAAAAAGAACGTAATTTATTATATCGTGACCACATTCATTATTCTTTTTATAAATTAGCAGAAAACGTATTGAACACGTGGGGGTTTACATACTTTGATGATGATAAAGAAGATATTAAATTTGAAGTAATTTCATTCTTATTAGAAAAAATACATAAATTTGAAGAGGGTAAGGGTAAAGCGTTTAGTTATTTTACAATTGCAGCCAGAAACTATCTTATTTTAAATAATAATTCAAACTATAAAAGATTTAAAGCAACTGCACAGATTAGTGAAATGCCTGAAAGTTGGGATTTGGAAAACGATTTTAAACAAACATCCCACAATGATGAGTTTAAAACATTTAATGATAGAATGTTACAATATTGGGATTTAAATCTTAATAGAGAATTTACTAAGAAAAGAGATATACAAATAGCAGATGCAGTTTTAGAATTATTTAGACGAGCAGAATATATTGAGTCATTTAATAAAAAATCTTTATACTTATTGGTTAGAGAAATGACTGGTTATAAAACACATTATATAACTAAAGTTGTTTCTAAAATGAAAGAAACTCAAATGAAATTGTATTATCAATTTTTAGATGAGGGAGATATAACACAAACCGAAAAAGATCCTTTTTGGAAAAGAACAATTAAAAGATGAGAATATTAGGAATATCAGCTTTTTACCATGATTCAGCAGCTGCATTGATTGTAGATGGTAAAGTTGTATCGGCACAAGAAGAAGAACGATTTACAGGTATAAAGCACGACCAACGATTTCCTATTAATTCCATAAAATGGATTTTAAAACAAAATAAACTTAAGATTAATCAAATAGATAAAATTGTTTGGTATGAAGATCCAAAAAAGAAGTTTGAGAGATTTAAAGAGCAATGGCACAAATATTTTCCAAAAACACTAGGATTAACTAAAAAATTATTGTTTTGGAAATCTAATAACAATATTGAAAAAATTATTAGAGAGCAATTAGGATATAAGGGTTCTATTGAATATGTAGAACATCACATTTCACATTTAGCATACTCTTTTTATACATCACCTTTTAACGAAGCACATTTATTTTCGGTAGATGGTGTTGGTGAAAACGAAACAGCAATATTAGGATTAGGATTAAAAGGTAGATATATTCAACCTTTAGAGAAAAACTACTTCCCACATTCATTAGGATTACTTTACGCTACAATTACCGCATTTTTAGGATTCAAACCAAATAGTGGTGAATATAAAGTAATGGGATTAGCAGCATATGGTAGTGATAAAGACAAGTATAGAGAACAATTTGAGAAATTAGCTAAATTAAAGGGTAACTCATTAGAATTAAATTTAAAATATTTTTCATTCCATTATTCCGAAAAGAAAATGTTTACTTTTAAAATGAGTGAATTGTTTGGTATTACTCCAAGAGTTCCAGAAAGTGAATTAGAACAAGTACATAAGGATATTGCATTTTCATTACAGGCACATTACGAAAGATTATTTTTTACAATGTTAAATAATTTTCACAAACACTATCCAATGGATAATTTATGTTTGAGTGGGGGGTGTGCTTATAACGGATTAGCTAATGGGAAAATAACTCTAAATACTCCATATAAGAATGTGTATGTACCACCTGCTCCATCCGATGCAGGTTCTGCAATTGGTGCAGCGTTGTGGATTTGGATGAAAAATTCAACAAATAAAAAAATTGAAAATATTACACCATTTTTAGGACCATCTTACACTTCCGTAGATTTTATACACACTATAAACAAATTAGTTCCTATTGATAAAGTAAAAAGATTTGATAATTATCATCCATTAACAGAAAAAGTAGCTGACTTAATTAATGAAGGAGCGATTATTGGTTGGTTTCAGGATGGTAGTGAATTTGGACAAAGAGCATTGGGACACCGTTCTATATTAGCTAATCCAACTATACCTGATATTAAACCAAAAGTTAATAGAGTAATCAAAAAGAGAGAAGGATTTAGACCATTTGCGCCTATGGTTTCATTTGAAGATGCTAATAAATACTTTGATATGTGTGGACAAGAAGTTCCGTATATGAATCAGGTATTTCAAGTGAAAGATGATTTTATAGCAGGGTTACCTTCTATTACACATATAGATGGAACCGCTAGAGTACAAACTGTCCGTTCTACCTTTAATCCACTTATTTATATGTTACTTAAAAAATTTGAAAAGAAAAGTGGTTATCCAATCTTACTTAATACCTCATTTAATCTTAGAGGTCAAACTATGGTATTGGATCCTGAAACTGCCGTTAAAACATTTTATGATTGTGAAATGGATTATTTGGTATTAGGTAACTATTTGATTAGTAAGTAAGTTTTTAATTACACAATATTTATAAAAAAGATTTATGGCAAATGTAGACATGAATTTTCCTTTATTTAAGGGAAAAACATTTAGTGATATCTTAGGTGATATTTACGATAATCAACAAAGCAAAAAGAAAAACATTTCATCATTAATAGAAGAAATGAGAAAGTTGGTTACTAAACCAACAGATGTAATTACGATTGGTCCTATCATTACACAATTAATTGAAGCGAGTATTAGTAATGATGATCATTTGATTAAGATTGCAAATATAGCACAAAAGTTAGTATTAGCAAACACTAAGAAAGCAGGTGATGAGGGTTGGTTAAGTGAAGATGATAAAAGGGCATTATTAGATGAGTTAGATGCAGATATTAATGATATTAAGGATACATTAGATATACACCATAAGTTATATCCTGAATTTAATATTGATACTGATTATGTTGATAAAAATACATTAAAATATGGTGCTATTCGTTATAGATTACTTAGTGTTGGTAGTGAAACAAATGATGCGGATTTACCAATAGCATATCCATTATCTCGTGAAGACTTTGCTCTACCTGTTACGGATGAGATTGTAAAAATATATACAATTTTGGGTTTAGATTATTATGAAAGAATTAATATTGAAAACTCACCTAACTTTAATACTGATCTTAGAGTTTTTATTGCATCTAGTAAAACTACACCGGAAAGTTCTCAAAAAGGAAGTACATTAGAGAATTATCAAGAATCTCAATCATCAGGTATAACATCACAAACTAATAGTACAGCAGGTTCTATTGAAACAATTAGAAGTGGATTTAATGGTAAATATTTTAAAAGAAATTTAAAAATACATCAATTAGCATTAAACGAAGGTGATAAATTAATTCAAGGAAGATTTGGTAATAGTATTAGATTTAGTGGATATATACATTCCGATAAAACCAATGGAAAAGCATACCCTGCTATTTTAATTAGAAATGGTGAAAGTTCAGAAAATCAAAGTAAAAAAATATACGATATTGTAGGTGAAGATATTAATGGAGATGGTACATCTATTCAAATTACATCTGGTCCTTATAAGTCATTGTTTACCCCTACAATTAATGTAAAAAAAGAAGCAAACGATACATTTCCAAGTTCAGATAATTTAATTGGTGATCAGTTGGTAGCAAATAGTGGTAGAGTAATTCTATCTTCAAAAACAGCTGAAACTTTTTTGTTTAGTAAGAAAAGGTTTAGTATCTTTACTGATGATAATGTGACAATTGATAGTGAAAATGGTTTTAAATTGATTTCACAAAGAGGTGATATATCATTAAGAGCAAAAGGAAATAAAAATATTATATTAGAAGTAAATAGTGGTGGTAAAGTGTTTCAGGGTTCTCCAAATGCAACTGAACAAGCTATTTTAGGTAATAAATTAGTAGATTTAATAAGTCAATTAATAGATGTTATGACAAATGTACAATATCAAACATATATGGGACCTACTATTCCAGGTGGTATTTTACCTCAATATAGAACACAACTAACTACTATTAAAACACAATTAAAATCGGCTCTTTCTAAAAATAACTACTTAATCTAATGTCTTGGAAACAATTTGAAAAAGAGGTTGCAGAGCAAATGGAGATTGGATTTAAAAGTCCTGATGATTTTGCCAGGTTTTTTACAGACAAATATGATGAGTGTGTAAAAAGGGGTGTAGATTTTATTACATTAAATGCGGTTAGTAAAGGTAACAAAGATTTGATGTATTCTATGTTACAAATTACAAACCTAACATCAGCAGCTGCTTTAACTCCTGCATTATATGATTTATATTTTAATATGTTAGGTGATGCTGTGGTTGGATATTGGAGTGGTGCAACACTACAAAAAGTGGTAATCCCATTAATACCTGCAATTGGTGCTCTAACTAATATAGGTGTTAAGGAAAACATTGTAACCGTTCCTGGTCAATGGCCTAAGGCAAAAGTAAGACCAATGAAAAATGTTAGAGTATTTTTAAAAACATTTACATCATTTGCAAGAATACATTTAATATCAATTAAGGGTTTATGTACAACGGTTTCATTATATCCACCTCTACCTGGTATTGTGGGTGATGGAATTATACAATGGAGTGGGTATAAAGTAGTAGAACCTAAAAAGAGGTATACTACGGAAATAGTAAATGTGTATGAAAATCCTAATGAAACAAGTAATGTTAGTTATGTGTTTGAAAAAGGAATAGAAGTTAATACACAAAAAATAAATGATAATTGGGTATATGCAAAAGATACCAATAATAGACGTGGGTTTATTAAAAAAGAATTTATAACTAATAAAACCGCAAATTAGTAAAAAACAATAATTATATATAGTAAATTACAATTTATGGATCAGAAAGATTTAATAAAAGCATTAGTAAAAGTTCTAAGAGAAGATATTAAAAAAACTCTAAAGGAAGAAATACGAATTGCAGTTAAAGAGGTGTTGAACGAAACAATTAATGAAACACCTAAACAAAAGGTAAATGAAAATTACCAAATGAAATCAAAAGATAATGGTGAGTGGGGTACAATTGACTACACAAAAAGACAAGCTGCACCGAACAGACCAATGATTAGTCCTGCAGATTTAGGATATGGAGATGGATTTAATTCTTATATTCAACCTGATAATAGTTGGGGTGGAATGAATGAAGAATATGGTTCCTATATGCAAGGTCAAGAAAATGGGGGTGGTATACCATTAGAACATAAAGTTAGAATGGCAGCACAAAGAAATCCAGATGCAACCGCACCTGTGTTAAAGGCTTTAAATAGGGATTATTCACAATTAGTTAAAAAATTTAATAAGGGATAAGTGTAAGTGGCAATAGAAGTACAAAAATCATTTGTAATTGATTCTCAAGATAAAAGTGTTGGGATATCACTACCATTGGGTAGTTCAAACAATGGTTACTTTGCTGTGAATTATACCACAAAAGATCAGGTTAAAACAAATCTAAGAAATTTAATTTTAACTGAACCTGGTGAGAGAATTGGTAATCCATTATTTGGTACACCATTGAGAAGATTTATATTTGAACCTTATATGGAAGGTGAATTCGAAGATGGTATAGAAAATGCAATAACAACAGCAATTAATACTTATATGCCTTTTATTACTATCAATTCTATTATATTTGATAATAGTAATGAAAATAAAGATAAGCATTTAGTAAATTTAGAATTAAAATATTCAATAAACTTTTCAGCAATTCCAATTGTTGATACATTAACGGTTAACATATAGTATGGCACTGAATCCTAAAGATAAATCGTGGATATCTAATAAGAAAGATATAAAATATTTAAACAGAGATTTTAGTTCTTTGAGACAATCTCTAATTGAGTTTACTAAAACCTATTTCGCTAATACGAATAGTGATTTTAGTGATGCATCTCCTGGTATGATGTTTATAGAACAAGCCGCATATGTGGGTGATGTTTTATCATATTATACCGATGCTCAATTAAAAGAATCATTTATAAATGTAGCATCTAATGTTGCAAATGTATTTAGACACGCTCAGAATTTTGGATATGTTCCTAAAATAAGTAGACCGGCAACTACTACATTGACAGTGTATCAAGTAGTTCCATCAGTAAACCCTTCTAATCCTGAACCTGATAGTAGATATTATCTTAAGATTAAAGAGGGTATGGAAGTGGTTTCATCTACTAATAATAATATAACATTTAGAACTACGGATATAGTTGATTTTGCCGATCCTAAAGGTAGAACTATATCAGTATTAACAAGAATAGGTGCTCAAATAGATCAATTTTTAATTACAAAAGAGGTTCCAGCAATTAGTGCTACGGTTGAAA